GGTCCATTGTAGCGACGTCAAGCGCGAAACCTTATACGTGAAGGAAAACAACCAGTGGGAGCGTGATGGCCCCGACCACGCAAAAATGACAAACGCGGTTCTTGCGGTGGAGCATAAGAATGTTGTCCTCGTGAATGAATGGGCGAAAGCCAACCCACGCTGTCTGAATAGCACTACCCGAGAGAATGAGAAATACATCAAGATGTCGAGGATTGTAACGGATGGTGAAAAGGAGGGGAACATCGATAAGGTGATACGAAAAGTAGCAAAGAGCGTGGCGATTGAAAAATCTACATGAACAAAGAACGCATTCCAAAGTTTCGATTGGTTAAAGTGGGGGGATGATGATTCGACGACCGCTGTAATGGTATTGATATATCCGCATGTTGTTTCGTATTTTGATATAGACGCCCGTTATTGGCTGCCGCTCCTGCTACTGCTTCTGCCGCAACTCGGTTTTGTCGTTCCTGTTCTGTTATTATCGGTCGGTCTTGAGGTATGACAAGACCTTGGAATTGACGCGTATTTCGTTCGCTCATCATGAATCCGCGATTCATCATAAAAGGCATATTTGATTGAATCGGCATATTCACCGTATTCACACCGCCGTTGATTTTACGCATGGTGTGTTGATTCGCCGCCGCCGCCGCGATTGCTGATGCTGGTGCGGCATGAATCGAATGAATTTTCTTATTCACATCAACAATATATTCGCTCTGCAGTTGTTTAATATTTCGAACCGCATTCAAAGGCGACACGCGTATTTTATTGAGACGGTCCAAGGACTGTTCTTCAAAATGAAGCTGCGAGTAATGAATATACGTATCGAACGCATTCACGTCAATCATATGTGTTTCGTCATATTTGATATGAACTACATTCGTGAGTTTCGCGAGGCCATCGGTGTTATTCGGCATAATCGATGTAGCCAACTCATCGCGACAAATAAGACGTTTCATTCCATCCGCGAATTGAAGGATATGTTTATCCCCAATCGTATAAAAATTAGTCCGGTCGATGGTAAGTCCGAATTGTTTGGCTCGTTCGTTGATGAGATTATCTTCACCACCCCATGCCCAATAGTTGGGGAATCCATTGATTCTCTCGAAATCGACGCCTCGAATCGAGAATATTCCGCCGAGTGCGAATTGAAATCCGTAGAAATGTTTCACGACACCATATTCCGTATGATAATTCAAAATATTCTTGTCATAGGGAAGTGTATCGATGTCATTAAAAATGAAGATGATTTCCTTGTAATGATTTGGGAATGCCTCTTTTAATGCTAAAAACCCGATATTTTTCATAGCCCCGCGGTTGAATGGGCGTGTATCGTTTTGATGGATGAAATAAAATGTCCATTCTTCGCGGGGTATATCCTCCATAATCTTATAGATGTATGTGCTGAAAAACACCCGGTGCGGTTCGCGATCGCGATAAGGAACGATGAAAACATACTTTGGAACCACGCCGACGACCGCGTTAGGCTCTGATGATGATGTATCAACGTCCATCTTTATTCAAGTATAATATCATAACATAAGAAAAATATGATATTATAACGGGACTCAGGCATATTCCATTCCATTCCATTCCATTCCATTCCATGTCATTTCGCTGCGTATTTATCAACAATCATCTTCGGTATAAGTCTCTCGCGCATATCGTATAGCTTTTTGTAGCATTTATTGATGGTAACCTCGCTCATGTCGCTAATACGATTGACGTCTTTTTTCGTGATAGGGAGCCGACACATACATGCGACGAAGTAGATAATTCCTGATGCGATACTATGCGGCGTATTCTCCGGAATCAGGTTCTGTTTTTCAATCATCACCGCGATAAACTGGCACAACTTCGTAAGTTCGTCGTTAATGGAGAGACGGCTACAATATCTCTCGATGAATGCTTCTGGCTTGGTCTTACAGAAGTTGGTTTTCTCCGAATTATCTAAATTGGATTCGAGTTCATTAATAATACTCACCGCATTTTTGCATCCCTTTGTTGCGCTGGTATTGTCGAGGTTGAATATATTCGCGATTTCTTTGGGTGTGCGCGGGCAGTTGTGTATCTTACATGCGATATAGATGGATGCCCCCACGACACCATCTCGATTCAGACTGCGAAAGGTTTTGTGTTCGGAGATGCGTTTATGAACACGGAGAGCTTCATCGATAATCATCTTGGAAATGCCCTTGTTTTGCGCGAGGGTGGTGATTTTCTGAAACATGTCATATTGCGCCTTCTCTCGATACGGCATTGATTGCCACTCCGTATAACGCCGGATTTTCATCATGTCTTGTGAATAAGAACCGCCCTCGCACATGACTTTACATCCATAGGATGATTCTTTGAGGAGTGGATTGACAGGCATACCACAGCGGGTGGGGTCGTTGTTTTGATTATCATCCGCGCCGTAATAACGCCATTCCGCGCTTTGGTCGAGAGATTCGTCCTTGTAAAGAATACTGCACGCGGGATTTTTACATGTGAGGAACCCGTCGTCGGTGAGAACAACGTCGCTTGAACATACTTCACAATTCTCTCGAATCCCGGATTTTCGATAGAGACATTCAACGTCGGTTTCAGGTTTGATGAAGAGTGCCGACATTCGTTTTACGAGGGCGGGGCTGGCCGCATGACCCGCAGCAGCAGCAGCAGTATCCGTCGATTCACATGATTCTTTATCTTTTTCACCGTCAGCTCCACCGTCAGCTCCACCGTCAGCGTCAGCGTCAGCTCCACCGCCACCACCGCCACGAGACGATGTTTGTTTTGGTGATTGTTGAACAGTCGCCGGAATGTTGAGAGATACCGTTACGTTATCGTTTATTTTGGCGTATTCTTCTATGATTTCCGGCATGAAATCTTCTTGTATTTTCGCCCAGATATTCACTTCTTCTTTTACGCGTTTGTTTTTTTTGGTTTCATTCTTTATAGTGGTGTGTTGGTAGGAACGATAGTGACGGGTCGCGCCAGCACCGCCGCTGCTACCACCACCACCACCGCCGCCTTGAAGAGAAGTAGGAATAAACACACCACGACACGAAGTTAGATTTGAAAGCATTACGACGAACTCGAATATAAGCGGGGTGTGTGTTGATATGTTTAACCACTCTTTAAATAAAGTATATATTTATCTCTTTATATCTATTTATTGTTCAATTTTATCGCCGCCGCCGTCGCCGCGTCCCTTCCGCGATAACTATTATCTACGATTATTACAGTGTAGTAGATACTAATCGTAATCATCGTATTATGGGAAATCAAATAACCGGTGCGTCCTCATCGTATGGTCATGATGATGATGAAAAGATGGCTTTACGACTCGATTTGTATGCCCAACGTATTATTTTGAAAGAAGTGAAATTCAATTCATCGCTTTCCGATAGCGGGAAATGCGAAAAGCTGATTATTATTACGAGTGAGGTGCTGAACCGACTTCCTTTTCGTCTGATTTCGTATATGGACCGTCGTCATAAACTATTCTCCGAAAAATACGAGACGTTTAATGCGATGGATCGTGCGCTTCTTGTAAATACGAACCCCGAAATTCTGAAAGAAAGCAAATTAGATGAACCGAATGAATTTAGAAAGAGACAGATGTGTGTCGGACTTGCCCGGTTTTATATCCAAATCGGGAATTTATTCAACGCGATTATGACCACGATGAGACCGTATAATTATGAAAATACACGGCGAACCGGACCGGATAATTTCTCGGATATGCTTATATTTAGTTTAATGGAAGGACGAACGTTGTCATCGAAGGATAAATTACGGTATGAGATGTCAAACATGTCTGGGTTCGCGAAAAAACAACAAGACATGAAAAAACGGCTCGGGAGTATATTGAAATTCGGCGAGATGGTTCAAGACCTCACACCAGGCGAAGGAATTTGTAATGTTCAGCGCGAAATCGAACAAACGAAAATCACGCCGCTGACAATTACCGGTTCATCTGCCACGGAAACCAAAATCAAACCGTCGATATTCGCGATGTTGGAAGAACTGTATTACGATATTTTTCATCAGTCGTCAAGTGTGAATCCGAAGTCGCCGCAGTTTATCGCGATGTCGGCTGCCATGAAGGAGAAAATCTACCGTAACGATGTTCGAGAGTTATACCGTATCGTCACTGGAGGGAAAGAACCGGGGCCTGAAATCGAAACATTTACGGATGTAGCGAAATACGTGAATGACAACGATGAAATCAAAAAGTGGTGTAGCCAACCAGGGAATAAAAATATGAAAATCAAAGTAAGCGATGAACTACGTAGTGATTCCGGTTTTGTAGAATACGTTCAGCATATTCGAGATACCATCGCATATACTTCGAAACAACGAAGAGCGATTGTAGGGCTGCTTGACCGCGTCTTTGTCACGATGAAGAAGAGCTATGACGAGTTGCGAGAGATTGAAGAGACGTGGTATAAATCCGGCGCGAAACGATATGAAGGATTTGAACGCGATGACGAATATTCTCGCGAATTCTTCAAACTCAACCTGAAATATGATTTCTTTATTAATCCGAACCTCACGGACGCCGAATTACAGTCGATTACGAATGAAGCACGCACACGTATTGTTCGGTTATACGCAGATAGTTATCAGAGATTTTTAAAAGGGTTTCAAATCCTTCAAAAAATCCAGGCAAATAGTGAAGTCATTCAGCTTCAAATGCAGCGAGAAGTCGCAACAAAAGGGCAAGAAGAACCCGACTCGAAACCACCCAGCGGTTCAAGCGGAGATGACAAACGTAAATCGGAGATTGAAAACCTCGTGTGGGATAGCACGAATTTACGTGACGAAAAAACCACGTCGGAAGCAATTCAGCCGATCATCGGCGAAAAAAGTTCAGAAATCGCAAGTATTTTTAGAGACATGACGCGAAAAATCCACGAAAAAGGGCTCAGTGACGAAAAATTTAGACAGGTTTGCTTGTTTTATTTGAAGAAGGTGAATGCGATTATTCGCCCCTATTTGATGAAGGAACAGTTTAATAGAGAAACAACTGATAATGTGAAGTTTCAACTTTCATCGCTGGACAAACAGTATGAGGCATTTGTATCTCAAACGGATAAACCGTCGTCGAATACAATACAGCCGTCGAGCTCATTTTTATCGTCGATTGTATGACGTCGCTATCGTCCCGGTCGTCGCCGCTTAGCCTAATCGATTTTCCAGTTTTTGAAAATACTCTTGGTTATATACTAAATTGCCGGTCGGACGGTAGGTATCGATTGCCTTATATTCCTTTTTATCTCCTGCTCCTGTTCCTGCTCCTGCTCCTGCTGCGGCTCCACCATTCGGGTCGTTTCTTTGATTATACAGTAATGTATTCGCATCTTCGGGTGTGCGTGGGCCGCCACCACCACCGCCACCACCACCACCATCGCCACCACCGCGACCTACACCGTCGTTGTATTTTATGACGTTGCCTTCTTCGTCATACAATATCGGACGCCCATACTCGTCGATTGCGGTTCCCGTTTTACGTTTGTATTCGTTACGCACATAATTCGGGACATAATGAAGCCATGAAATCAATAACAGGTTTGGGTGAGTATAACGCACCAAGAATTTGTTTTCTTGTAATTTATCGACGAGATATGCGATACAACCCGCATGGTCATAATTCGCCACACCGAGAATGATTTCAGGAACAACGAACCAACAAAATTGCTGGTTACATTTTTGACGCGATGTAAGCTTTATTTTTTCATGGATACGCGTGAGTATTTTATTATAGGTGAATAACTGGTTTTTATCCTGTTCCTGTTTTTTTTGATACAACTCATCTAAATTTATTTTTTCGACGTTCTCCACGTTGTCACTGGAAAATTTGAATAAGTCGTCCATTTACAACTACACGTTTGTATTCCTATAAGAAAATAAGACGAACGAACGAACGAACGAACGAAAACGCGAACGAACACGCGAACGAACGAACGAACGAACGAACAAACGATAATAAACAGTATTGTTACATATATCTATAACACCATGACAACGCCAGAGCCACCACAGTCGGCACCCGATAACCGCAATATCAAGCATCTCGTAATTTCATCAGGCGGTCCTGCCGGTCATATGATGTATAGTATTTTACGCACGTTGAATTTGAAAGGGATATGGGACATTAACCATATCAAATCCATCTACGGTTCATCGATTGGGTCATATATTGCGATTATTTTGTCATTGCGTTATGATTGGCAAGTGATTGATGATTATCTTATCAAACGACCATGGGAAAAAATATTCACGCGTGGTTCTGGAGGTGGTAGCAGTGCCAACAGCGGCGGTGGCGGCGGTGGCGGCGGTGGCGGCGGTGGTGGTGGCGGCGCCGGCGCCGGCGATTCCGATAGCAAATCAACATTCGCCGGCGCTAAGACGAAAATCGAGAATATCCTTCGATTTTACAATAATAACGGATTGTATGGTTTGAAAGAATTCACCGAAATGCTTCGCCCCGTCTTACAAGGAAAGGATATATCGGTAAATATAACCCTGCGCGAATTTTATGAAAGAACCGGCGTTGAACTTCATTTCATCGTAACGGAAATAAATAAGTTTTGTGTCGTTGATTTCAGTTATAAAACACACCCGAATCAGTCATTGATTGAAGCATGTTATATGAGTTGCTGTTATCCCTTCGGATTTACACCAATCTATCGCGATGGTTGTTGTTATTTGGATGGTGGTATCATTAATGACTATCCTGTAAATGAATGTCTACGCGAACAGAAGTGTAATCTCTCGGAAGTCCTGGGTATAAAAATGTTATGGGAACGCAAACCCGCGAATCTCACGGAGAAATCATCCGTGCTACAATTCGTTAGCACCTTTTTTAATCAAATCAGGTCAAATTTCTTTGAAAACCGCGTCACACGTGCGATTCCGAATGAAGTAGTGTGTGTTTCGAAAGTGTTTTCATTACAGGATTGGTTGAATTGGGTGAAGGATGAGAATTATCGACGCGAATTAATGTTGCGCGGGGAAACATTTGCGAATGTATTTCTTTCTTATCGCAGAAATTACTGCGAATCATATTTGAATGCGCAAGCGCAAGCGCATGGAGTGTCTTCTGAGCATAATGCTGCGGTTATTACTCATGACCAAAATCCTCAAACGTTGATAGAACCCGAACCCGAACCCGAACCCGAACCCGATGCCGAACCCGAAAACACATGTCCCAACGACACTCCTACATATGAACTTCATAATACTGACGTTATTACAACAATGGTCTGAATCGGACTCGCCGACTCGCCGTTGAATTCACGTCGTTATTATGATATTATACAACTGTATTCAAAAATTCTTTAATCTTGTCTTTCTCCGGCTTGGCGTCATACTCGATAACCTGACCGTCCTTCACAAGCTTGATTGTCGGGTAACCTTCAATCTTGAATTTGTCGGCCATGTCGGGTTCGGCTTCACAATCCACCGTCGTAAATGTTACGGTATAGCCGTTAATTGGTTTTCCTTTTTGTTCTTTTTCGACCTCGTCAAAAATCGGCTTGGCACTCTTGCAATGAGGACACCAATCGACTTTGAATAAGAAGAGTTGTGCTACTTTGTCGTCGGTGGCGCCGATACCGTCGGGTGCGGGTGTTACACCTTGTGAGTCTTGAAAAAACTTATTTAATCCTGGTATCATGTCATTCTTGATGATGTAATAAAGAATACCGGCAATGGCCGCAACAATAACGAGCATGATGATAATATTTTTTGAGTTGGCAGAGAAAGTTGAACGAATCGAGCTGACCGCGGAAGATGCCATTGATGCCATTGACGATGACGCTGACGATGATGATGACGCTGATGCTGATGATGACGACGACGGCTCAGCCATTATGAATATTGACTATATTATAATACATCGATGTTTATTATACACTTCAAACGAATATGAAAACAACACGCGTAATCTATATATCGATAGAAACACTTGAAATGATTTTTCGCGACAAGAACACCGGAGCTTTACTAAATATCCGCAGAGATGAATACACTACTGATCGGATGTATTTTCAAGAAATCATTCGGGTCGGCCACAACCACGACCACGAATCCAAAACTTGCCCGAATGCTCGCCGCCCGTATTCAATACCTTTTCAAGATTTACAATCGCAACACAACTATACCTAAAACCATGATGACTAAAATAAATCCGATGGTAATAAAAAAGTTGTATTTCAGGTCAGGGAATAAGTCTGTTTCAATAATTCCTTTTGTATCCATAACTGGCTTCACCGCTTGAAATAACATGGTAGAAGTTGCGAGTAGTAAAAACACGACGATGAGTTTCATGACCCATGATGACCACGAACCAGATGAAACTGACAATGGACTTATAAAAAAGAGGATTACGAGAAGAAGACTTACGCCTAAAAGCATACACGAATATTTCGTTTTTTCGCTATACTCAACAATATAGTTGGTGGGGTCTTCAAGGATGGATGTGGTGCTGGACATAATGGATTGGAATGGAATGGAATGGAATGGAATGGAATGGAATGGAATGGAATGGAATGGAATGGAATCGAATGTATTATATATACACTCGAATATTTCTCGTTTACTGTCTCTTTCGCACCGCCCATATGGGATATTCTCTACCGCTCACAATCCAGTTTGGTGAAAACCATGTTTCGTCTGATAAAGAAACAGTTCCATATTTTTTACGGAGCACTGAGAATATACTTTGGTCATTTCTGGCTCCTTGAAATGATGAGGCGTTCGGAAGTCGGCCACATGAATCATCAATGAAATGATATTGACAACAACCGTCATACCACTTGTCAATGAGTTCCACTGTGTGCCGACACTTGCGAAGAACAAAAATCCCGCCGACAAGCTGGCCTGTCTTGAGAATACTGGGGTCATCATTCACACCATACCAATCCAGGATATCCATTTTCGTATATGATTCTTCTAAATGTTCCATTTGAAATGAAATATTTCCGATTTCAGCGCTCGTATTCAGCATATCAAAGTATTCGAATAATCGTGTTTTGCCGCCTTTATTCATGAAACACCCCGCGTCGGCATAGACCAGAATGTCATTTTCGTTCATTTTATCCAGCGTTTGTTTTGTTAGATAAGGCTTCCATATCCAACATCCATATCCTCTACTGGCGTTTGATTCCATAAATTGGTGATGGATAGGCCAGAAGGATGCGTCAGCCATGAGGTCTTTTTCTGTATAACCGATGATTTCATCAAAGACATCGAATCCACTTGCTTCATTACATATACGTTTTACCGCGCTGTGATAGTTTTCGGATGGACCGCCGTATGTGATGAACCATTTACGTTGTTTCGGTAGTGTGTGATGTGGGTCCTGCCAACAGTCAGTCATTCCTGGGACTGATTGATTGGTTATTGTGAATAATAATCGCGAATAATAATATATGTATTCTATAAGACAAAAACGTTTTTATTCGAACGAAAGAATCGGAATATATGACGACGAAAAAACGAAGACATCGGTTGTCTGTGTCAGACCGTGCCAGAATGCTTAGTGGTGGCAGAGGAGAGCGCACGAGACGAAAACACCGCAAACACCGTAAAGGCTCTGCCTCTGTCGCCGGCACCGCCACCGCCACCGCCGCTACCGACGCCACTGTGCGTTTGATTCCACGCACCGCTTCCAAAACAACAAGAGCATTTACCAAGAAGGATTTCAATAGCGGCGATGGTATGCTTACCACAGTATGGGGGCCGAGTATGTGGCATTTTCTTCACACGATGAGCTTTAATTATCCGGTTAGCCCAACACAAGAACAAAAACGACAGTATATGGATTTTATACTCAGCTTGCGGAATGTCCTTCCATGTAAATATTGCCGAATGAATTTGACGAATAATTTAGCAACACGGCCAATTCGGATGTGTCATATGGAAAGTCGTGAAACATTCTCGCGTTTTATTTATGAGCTTCATGAGACTGTAAATAAGATGTTGGGGAAGAACTCTGGGCTTTCATACTGCGATGTGCGCGAGAGATATGAACATTTCCGATCGCGTTGTACCCAGGATGCTCCGAAAGTATTTAATTTTAGGGAGTTTTATCGGGGAAAACCGGGGAAGAAAGGCCAACATGAAAAGGGGTGCACCGAACCTTTATATGGGAAGAAGGCGAAGTGCGTGATATCGATTGTGCCGCAAGAAGTGAAGGTGCCGACATTTAGTGTGGATGATCAGTGCATCAAGAAGAGGGGGGAAGTGATGGTGAAGGAAGAGGAAAAGGCATAATTTTTATATGAGGTTAATGTATATACGAGTTATCATGGCCGAACAGGTAAAAAAACATGTAGTTATAGACGCACAAGGACGATTAATGCAACATAATGGTAATTATGTATTTTTTGACCCGGATACATCTCAATACCGAGCTACTACTAACTTTAAGGAAGTAGTTGGATTACCGCAGTTTCAATTGACATCACAATTAAATATTCAAAATTTACCAGGTTATACACGTTTAACCCAATCTCATGGCGGTATAGCTATGCGACCTGATTTTATGGTTAGCACACCTTCAAGGCAACAAAACCCCGGAAAAAATAACTCTGATGAGATTGATGAAGCGATTGATGGTATTTCTAAAGGCATTGATAAAATTGCTGAAGCGATTGGAGCATATTCAAGAAATAATGAAACTAAACAAGAAAATATTAAACAAAAATTGACTGAATTAGAAGATTTATATACACGCTTACAAGCACTACCAGAAGATGGTTTCTCTGAAGAATTCCGGATAAGAGTTACCGATATGAAGGTAAAAATATTACAACAAATGCAAATTGTGGAAAAAAGGATACCGACAATGTCAGCGAGTGATAGACCAGCCGCAGTTAAAGCATTACGAACAAATGATTATACTGATGATGAATTGCGTTTGTTTGTTGCCGCAAGTGATGTCTTACGCTCATATGAGCAAATTCAGAATGTATATTTTGATACACTAAGTGAGTCACAACAATCCGCAATAGTAGAATTCATCCGTGTTGTCGTAAATCCATTGTTCGAAGAAAAAATTGGCAAAGAACGATTTGTGAAAGAAGGTTTGACATTGAATGCTTTATGTCAGGACTTGATCGCACAAATTGTGGGGGCGAGTAGTGGCAAAGAGGAGATGAATTTACCAGATGACGTATTAGAGCAAAAATTATTGGCTGAGACATTAATTCGTGTAACTACAGAAGTTAGACCAATTGGTGATAGTATTCAACTCATATTAGAATCAACTACACGGAAAGACATAGGAAAAGTTGCGACAACTGCGGTTGCTAGTGCTGCTGCAGCCACTACTTTACCAATGGCAACCAGTCTTGTTGCCCAGGTATCACGAGGTGTTGCTGGTGGGATTACTGCAGTAGTTCCTGTTGTCGCAGAATATCCGTTACAAGCCTATGCTACGATTTATCACTTGATTAGTTATATTACTAGAAAATATGAGGAACACCAATTACGAGAGCCAGATTTTGTGTTTAGAAGATTGTTGAATGACTTACAAAAGAATAGGCATAACCAAAGAATGGAAAAAATATTTGAACAACCACAGCCCGTGCTCGGTTGGTATGATTATCGTGCTATTTTAAAAAATACACTCATTACGTTTGGAAGGACAGCATGTGGTCAAGTTGAACGAGCGGCTGAAATGTTTGAAACCACCCAACGACTTCCTCAAGCAACTGCTCAATTATGTAGTAGACTTGGAAAAGCGGTTCAAACGTATTTACATGATGCCGCAAATAGTATGGCAGCAAGACCTGATGTAGGAATGAACCCCGCATTATTTAGTAAATGTGCCGACGTTATGAAAGAATTGTTGGCTACTCATGAATATACAGCACTGGAGGATAGCAGATGGGTTCAAACGTGTTTGACAAGAATGGGTCTTCTTGATACAGAGAAACAACTAACATTTGAAAAGGTTCTTCAACATGAGGCAACAGATATTCTTACAAAAGGACCGGGGGTTCAACATTTACAACCACTAGAGTCTCAAGAAGCACAAGCTAGTCAGTCATTACAAGATAGTCTTTCTGATGCTGGTTTTGGTGTTCAGGGTGATAGTAGGTCAGGTGTTCATAATGAATTTCTAGAATTGACAAACCAACCTGGTCTGGCTAAACAAGGGAGTGGCGAAAGACTTTTAGAATTAAAGAATGAGGCTGCTGCTCAAGCCAGGTCTGCTGCTCAAGCCAAGCCTGATGCTCAATATAATGAATCCAAACGACGTAAAAAAAAAGGAGGCGGAATGAAAACCAAACGTCGTAAATCACGTTCGACCATTAAACGCAAATCCAATAAAAATAAGCGTAAATCCTGTAGATATCAACGTCGGGCATCTTCGCGTAAGGGGCGTAAATGAAAAAATGGATGCTCGGCTTCACTACGCTACGCTGATTTTTTTCAGGAGGAAAAAATGGATGCTCGGCTTCACTACGCTACGCTGATTTTTTCAGGAGGAAAAAATTGAAATCTTTTTTTTGATTTCATCCGATGACAGCGTTCCAGCAAGTCAGACACTACGATGAAATCAACACAAGCAGCATCAGCAGCAGCATCAGCATCAGCAGCAGCAGCACTACCATACAATACCAGGAGACCGACAACAACGGCGGGAGGTTCGGCCGCTGTGTTGTTCAACACCTTACGCATGAGCGGCTGGTCTCATGATTGGAATATTGCCGCCGACATTATCCAAGAAGAAAAGGCGAAAGCAATCCAGCAAATCAACGATTATTATTTCAAGGAACGATTCGACCGTTCAAAAAACCAGATTTCTGCGCACCCATATCATCATGCGCTCATTTTGGCCGCACTCGGCTCTTCATCTCGCCTTGTTTTGCGCGAATTTCCGTTTGTCGTGACTCCCGGATATGACCGCAGAGTCGAGGCATGTGCGCATGCTTATCCGCATGTTCATGACCCATGTCGCGTTTCGTCATTCACCAAAATGGCGTCGGCCTACCAAAAACATCATATCACCGGGCTTTCTGGCATGTCCGGATTGCTTGTTTCACGACTCATGACTCACCCACAATTTGTTTCACGAAAAACACAGAAAAAATACACAGAAATCACCAAACAACGCACCCATTCTAACTTCGCAGCAGAATGTATTTCCGACGGACGATACTACACGCAAATCGCGCGGTCGTCATGTGGCAAATGCCCGGTAGGGTTCCTCGCGTGCAACTTCAAGCCAAACCTCATCAACGCCGACATTACGCCTGATGCTGTTCGTCTTACCCAAGATGAACTGCGAAAGCTGTATGATGCCAACATCGTTCGTTTGATGGCTATGGTCAAACTGTTCAAGCGCGGGTTCGTCGGCCTGGCTGTGTTTCGCGAAGATCCAGAGTTTGTAAAAATGATGACGTTATTTTGGCGTTCATCCAGTCAGTTGTTGAAACTGATTGAAGTTGGCGAACATCAAAGTGTTCCACCCTCGACAAACCAAGACTTACACGCGACATCGGCCTTTCTTGACCGAAAAGCAGCAAAACACGTTACGATGTTGTCTATGGTCGCAGAGACATATGCCATCACGCCGCTTTTGTATCAATATGACATTTCACAGATATTCGACAGTTCATTTCAAAGTTACTCCAACTTCATCAAGGTTACGAAAGAAACGCTGATTCGCCTTGCCGGGGATGGTTCTACCGCGTCATTTCTTGCGTTTTCAGCAATCGAACCGGATATGCTGACAGAACAATACGCTCCAAAATTAGGGGGCTCGCTTTGTGATTTCCACGGTTTCACGTTGAAATCTTGCGCCAATCACATCCCATCGCGTCATCCAGTGTTCGGAGCATTACGTGTCAAGCACCGCCGTCACATCATACGAACAGCCCATGCGGTGAATGCCTCATTCGTGACTCCGATGATGGGTGTTACTCGCGATACCAAGGAACGGTTTGAATCGAACTACGCACCGTTCTATGAATGTGTAGTCGAAGATGTGACGTCGAGAGATTGGCAGATTGACACAGCACGAACTTTTCCAAAATGTAAGAAGAACAAAGGAAAGGTAAGTTGTTTCAAGATGCCAAAGCAGCGGCAGTCCAAGAATTCAAAGAAAGGGTATATCCGTTAGGAATGAAAGAACCGATTGTGCCACGAAGCAGAGGATTATACGACGACGACGACTACGACAACGACTACGACGACGACGACGACGACGACGATGACGAAGAATAAACCAACAAGTGTGACAACATAACATAACGTGCGTCAATAAGATGAATAAAATTGAAATGTTTTTTTGATTATTGTTCATTTCAGCGATACAAGACATACAAGAAAGAATACATCCATGACAGCAGCATACCACCACATCCGTGACCAAGAGGAAAATGGAATGAACGAATACGACCGCGTCACGAACGAATGGAACCGAAGCGATGTTGTCAGGCACCGCCGTGGATTACGCAGCGCCCAAATCAATAATACACAAGGCTATCATACAGGAAATCGAATTCACCATATTCGGACGATTCAAGTCCCTTCAACTCAAATTTGGATTGACTTGTTCAGGAATGAAATTCTCAATCCAGCACTTCGTGACTACGCCGAAGCGTCCATCGCGTTCGTTGAAGACCGAACACATACTCTACGATTTGCGGGACAAATGGAAGTTTCACTCATTATGCAGGAAAATTACCGACCCGGTGTTCATGTCGCCGTCTTTATTATCCAACTCACGCCACATCGACACTTTCATGACGGACATGTCATTCAATGCGAGTTCAGCGAAGGTAGTAACACGCATCAAACCATCAATCGGTTGTTCAATACGGAAGACTGTGCGCTTGTTTCCCAAGCGACCGAATACAGCATTCTCGAATACCTCGCCGACGATGATGAAATGTTGGATTTGCTCCACACCTGTTTCATGGACGATGATTTCAACACGATGCGTTTCACATTTGTTCCGCCGTGGGATCCCGAAGACGAAGACGACTATGGGAACTATGTCGTCGATCCGAACGCACGCGACGTTCATCGTGTTCATGAATTCTTCTACGAAGACGCCGCCGCCGATGCCGCCGCCGATGAACACGAAGACGAACACGAAGACGAACACGAAGACGAACACGAAGACGAACACGAAGACGAACACGAAGACGAACACGAATACTACTACAATTACAACGAGAATCTACACCAATACGGCAATTACGAGAACGCAGCAGTAGCAATACCACCCCCTCCTCCGAACAACATCGACATTGCTGCGATATATCAGTATTACTACGACCAAGAAGAGGCAGCAGCAGCAGCAGCAGCCGACAATTACAACATCATCAACTATCATCGTGATGCTGCCGACGACGATGCCGACGAGGACGAACTCCCCGCACAAGGATAACGATTCGAATAGAGGTAAGTATTGTAAGTATAATACATCGAAAGGACGATATCCTATTTTTATTTCGATGTATTACATTCCAAACTGACTAAAATCAGCCATCACCGGTCGCGGGGCATTCACATCTTCGGAACGTGAATAATTCGGCACCTTCTTACATTCGAAGGCGGGTTCGGGGCAACGCGCACAAGCAGGGCATGGCGGGCATTTATGTCCATCACCATTTCCAGCGGATGCCGCCGCCGACCCTCCTGCCGCTCCCGCAGTCGCCTGGTCATTTCCACTCACACTATTCATACCAGGGATTCCACCAGGAGCGTTCAGCGGAAATGTGCTCGGCGAGAAAGCCCCAACAGGAGTGCCGAGAGATGACGCACTCACACCACCATTTATATTCGGGTCATATTTGGTCGTTTCTGGCAGTTTTGTATTGGACGGTAGGTCTTTCGTAGCAACCGGTTTGAGCGGGTCGGGAATATCACTAGGTTTGGTTGTAGTGAAACCGTCACGGATATAGTTGCCTAAACTAGACGCAAGAATTAACGAGAATATCAGAATAAGAAACAGATGAACTTTCGTAAGTTGCATGATGCCGACTTTACTGTAATACTATAGGTATATAAAAAGTTTTCCAATAAAGAATTGAATCTGTTTGATACTTTATTCGTTCATCATAAGTGAAACAACTACGCGTAATCATGGAACAACAACAACAACAGAACGAAACCGTTATATTATCAAAGAAGCCCCGGAAACTGACACCTGCGACGTGTCTATTCACTTCGTATGTTGCTCCGCCTCTAGTGAATGACAACAACGCTCATGAACCAACACCGACACCGACGCCGACGCCGACGCCGACACCGACGCATACCTACGAAGTCGGCGTAGATGAAGCCGGTCGCGGCCCTTTGTTTGGACGCGTTTATACTGGTGCGGTCATACTTCCTTCCGCCAACGACGCGTGCCGACCGTTTGATTTCAGTCTTCTTAAAGACAGCAAGAAGTTCAGTTCGGATAAAAAAATACGAGAGGTATCAGATTATATCAAGGAACATGCCGTAGCTTGGGCGATATCCTATGAGGAAGCCGACGTGATTGATACCATCAACATACGGCGTGCGACACTCCAGTGTATGCGAAAGGCGATAAAAAATGCGATTGAAGGTCATATCAAAGAAATGGAGCAAAAAGGTAGGCCGGTTCCTACATACAGCGACTATCTGCTTCTTGTCGATGGCAATGACTTTATCCCGATGGGGCGTGGTTATAATGAAGACACGGAGGAAATGGAGACATACCAGCATGTTTGCGTGGAAGGAGGTGATAATACGTATGCCTGTATTGCGGCTGCGTCGATCCTCGCCAAGGTCGCACGCGACGATTACATAGAAAAATTATGCGACCAGCATCCGGTATTAGATGAAATGTATTCGTTACGGGGGAATAAGGGGTATGGAGCGAAGAAACACTTGGACGGCATACGGGAGCATGGAATTACACAGTGGCACAGGAGGTCGTATGGAATATGTAAGGAGTTTGCGTAGCGAACGGATATCGAGGGATAAGTCCTTTTCGTAGAAAAGGACATCGTGAGATAAGGAGTTTGCGTAGCGAACGGATATCGAGGGATAAGTCCTTTTCGTAGAAAAGGACATCGTGAGATAAGGAGTTCGCATAGCGTATCGTAATTAGAATTCGTCCGCGCCATACCCGAAAAATCCTCTGCACGACAGCGGCGATGACTTGGCCGAGAAAGACGACGACGTCAGTTCATATATTTTATTTTTGAGTATTGTATTTTCCAGTTTCACGGTTCGCATTTCTTCGTCCATCTCGGCGACTTTTACTTTGAATTCGTCGAGAGATTTTTGAATATGAAGCAACTGTTCCAGCGTGGTTTTATTCTGTTTCAGAATCGCAGTTGCTTGAAGGGTTGCGGCAGTTGGAACACCGATGACAGCGAGAGACATTACTTTATGATTGATAGATTTGATACACACAATATGATGAAATGAATAAAAACATTTCAATTTTAGTATGTTTTTAGTATATATCATCCCGTCATCATGGTCTGTGCCACTTCCTGTGCCATCGCGTTCATATTCATCGTCGCCAACATTTACTGTTGCGCATTCTCTCACCGTTCTGGTGGCGTAATCCAAGAATTCGTTGCGAAGTTATCGGCCGACAATGAGCGCCGGTATGCCGCAATCACGCGCGAGAGACAAAGCATCTATTTTATGGGGTTGTTCCTTGGTTTCATTCTCTCAATGATACTACTTGTATGCTGCCGTAAGTATTTCTTGGGCGGCAGTGGCGGAGGTGGGTCGCGGGGAGGGGCATTGTGTATGGTCGCGGCCGTCGCATTTAGCGTGAATTATTTTTACTATATTCTCTCACCGAAGACCGATTGGATGGTGCTTCATCTGAAGTCGGGGGAAGAAACGTCGGCATGGTTGAAGGTATATCGGACGATGCAGGTGAATTATCATATCGGGCTTGTATTGGGTATTCTGGCGGTGGTTGCGTTCGGGAATGCGTTGTGTTCGTAATAAAATGAAATGAAATGAAATGAAATGAAATGGAATGAAATGGAATGAAATCGAATCGAATCGAATGCTTATCTTGATTTTCATCGATAAAAATTGATAAAAATCATTTATAGTTATAACTATGATAACAAACAAACGCGAACGCGAACGCCGAATGAGCAAGCAACACAAAAAAAAACTCGGTCAATACTTTACCGTGAGCGATGCGTTACAACAATTCGTGTTCGATAAAGTAAAGAACCGCGGCTCGTGCTTGTTGGAGCCATCCTTCGGCGCAGGTCATTTGTTGAAAAAGTTCAAACAGTATAATCCAGACTATCCGATGGTGTGTTATGAACTTGACACGACAATACCGCCTGTTATCGAATTGAATGAACCGCATCAAACGGTCATCTACGGGGATTTTACCAAACAATCCATAATGGAGAAGTTCAAAACGATTATCGGAAATCCCCCCTATGTCAAGCAAAAACAAACCAAAAACCTGTATATAAAATTCATCGAACGATGCTTTGAATACCTAGACGCAGATGGTGGCGAAATGATATTTATCGTCCCGTCGGATTTCATCAAATTGACAAGTGCGTCGGAAATCATCAATACAATGACGCGTGCTGGTAGTTTCACGGACTTCTTGTTTCCAAACGACGAAAAACTCTTCGAGGGGGCTAGTATTGATGTTCTTGTGTTTCGTTATGAAAAGGGGTGTAGTAGCAAAATCGTGAATTTGAACGGAAAACCCGTATATTGTAATGTGAATAAGGGTATTGTGACGTTTCGCGAGTATGAAGCAGCGGGGGCGGGGGCGGCGGCGGCGGCGCCGACAGGAGTGTCATTTGATTCGCGGTTTCATGTCTATGTTGGGATTGTATCTGGACGTGACGAGATTTATCGTTCGCCCCTTGGAAATATAGAGGTTCTCGCCGATAAAGACCGCGTCGAACGTTTTATATATACTACGACGCTGCCATCCAATTATCCTGAACTCGACGAACATTTACTCAATCACAAGGCTGAATTACTAGAACGCCGGATTAAAAAGTTCTCGGAAAGCAACTGGTTTGAATGGGGTGCGCCGCGGAATATTTCAAGCATACACAAATACTGGGAACGGCCATGTATCTACATTCGAACGATTACGCGGCATAAAGATGTGGCATTTCTTGGGAAGGTTCAATATTTTGGAGGGTCGTTGCTTTGCCTTGTTCCGAAGACCGACGCGACCGACTCAGAATTGACATATATCGTCGAATACTTGAACTCGCCGACATTTCAAAAGGATTATATCTATGCGGGGCGGTTTAAAATCGGACACAAACAAATTAGCACGGCGATGCTGCCGCTGCCCTCGCTGCTGTTGGCTTAGGTAAGAAGCCCTGCGATGTCGGCATGCGCAAATAATCGCGACCGTTCAATCATTTCTCTCACGGATTTTTGGATACAAAGCAGGAGTTCTTCCACTTTTTTCATGTATTGTTCGCCGCCGCCCCCGATACCGTAATCCGCGTGAAGAAACTCGTTTTTCCAGTTGATTTGAAGGTCGTTGCTCGGGTTGCTGACATACGTGTGAATGTCGAAGATGGGCTTCAATAACACATCACCCGTCAGTTTATTTTTGACAAGATAGTGATATTCGGTCAGCTTATCGCGCTGTTTCTTGATTTTTGCTTCGCGGATTCTCTCGATAAAGTCATTCCAGGTGGATGAATATGGATAGTTCGTAAGGCCGGTTATGCTGTAAAAGATCGACGGTTTGTTCATGCTATTGTCCGATGATTTACAGTCGGTGAGTTTCAGGTTGATGCGGATAGAATTCACCATAATATCGCATGATGCGCGAGGGGGTGAAATCACGACGTCCCAGTCTGGATGGTCGGTTATAAGAATCTGTTTCAGTTCGTTGAGAAATGGCGTTTCTTTCATCGCACTTTCGATGCGGCCATCTGCGTTGTCTGATTTGGTAATACCGACCAGCGTAGCTGCGCGTTTGATTTCCTGAATCGTAGTTTCGTAGTCCATGTCCAATATTTATTCGATAAAGCGGAGATGTAAAAAAACGTATCAATTTTTATGTTTAGGTAGAATGAACATAAAGAATAATATATGTGGTTATACTATAAAAATCTTTGACAAATGGAATTCTCATCATCTTCCTCTACCTGTGTGGATTTTATGGCTACCGCCCCCGAGCAGAAGAACTTTCTCAAGAAGAAGGTCGTTCCTGTTCTTAAGAAGGCTGTCCCTATTGCTACGCGTGTCATCCCGGCTGTGGCTCCCTTCGTTCCGGTTCTTCGCCCCGTTGCGGCTGTGATTGAGGCCGTTCGCCAGTAAAGCGAATAAAATTGATAACAAAATTCCAATATAAAGCAATCTATGTGATTCTTTATATTGACTGAGAGCGACATGCGTGTTCTTGTATTTGATACCGAGACAACCGGTCTTCCCCCCAAAAATACTCCGACGAACCAAACCGACAAATGGCCTTATATCGTCCAATTAAGCTGGGTGGTTTATAATGAAGAAACGAAGCAGGTGGAAGAAGAAAAAGATTTCATTATATCTCTCGGCACACATATTACAATTTCGCCAGAATCAACGGCTATTCATGGAATTACAGGCGAGCTTTCACGCGCACGCGGAGTTTCAATCGATGTTGCGTTATTCGATTTTAAGCATGCCGCCAATCGCTGCGGAAAAATGGTCGCGCACAATTTGGAGTTCGACAAGAATATGCTGCTTGTGGAGTTTTACCGTGCGAGGATGTTTCATGTTGTTTTGCCATATACCGAATACTGCACGATGAAGCATGGAACAGATATTTGTAAGTTGGTGAAGGTATGGAAAGACGGGACAATTTCATTTAAATTCCCGAAACTAATCGAGTTGTATCACGTGCTTTACGGCGCCGACGTGCCTAGCCCGGAGGGACTTCATAATGCGAAGGTGGATGTTGACATTTGCTTGAAGTGTTACGTGAAGATGACGGCGACGGCGACGGCGACAACGGCGACAACGACGACAACGACAACGACAACGACGCCGGAATAGAATAAGAATAAAAATAATCTATTCTATTTTTTTACACGTTACTCGCTATCCGTGTCATTCAACGAACCGGCGATGTCTGTATGTTGCGTCGTGAAATAAACATGAACCCGCTTCATTTTACGTAGGAAGTCGGCGCTTACCAACCATTCGATTTCGGTTTTGTCGTTGTAATCTTTTATTTTTGATTTCACCGAACACAGCCCAAAACTAACACGAGAAGCATTCGAAGTTGGCCGCGTAGAAGCAGAATATGGCCAAAAGTTGGCGCGGGTGGTAAGAAGGTAGAGAATACGCGCAGGTGTAATATACTTTAATATTCGAGCGGTGCGTTGTTGGTCGGATAATGGAATAAATGCGGTTAAGGCAGATGTAGCCGACAATGCTTGCGCGCTAACACGAGCATCCGCAACTGAGACCCAGTAATCATAATCTGGAAATGCGAGTGATATCGTTTTTGAAAAGAGGCGCCGCCAGTCTGAAAATGTTCGACACCCGACCACGTCATCTGCGCGGGAATACAATAACGGCCATAAGTATAAATTCATAATATCGATGACTGTTTCGTTTCGGAAGAAATTCGGGACATTTCGCGAGTCGCCAACGCTACTATAATTCACAGCACACGAAAACTCTCCAACTCGCGGAGTCAAGAACGCGCGTTTCTCACGCGTCATTTCACAATCTAGCCACGGATTATATTGTGAAATCAAGGTGTAGAATGAAGAACCTATTTTAGGTTCTGTGTGAATGTATTTGAAACGCGGAAATTCTGAAACTCGGTCTTCGATTTTAAGTGCTGGCGGGAAGGTGAAATTTTGTTCGGTGGTCCATTTTATAACAGGGTCCATTGGAACCGTAACAGGAGTTGCTGTTTCCTTCTTTGACGGAGATATGTTGAACATGAATGAATGACACTGTTATAACTTATTCATTCGAAAATAATTTTCAATTTATTCATGAAGAGCAGAACTCCGCCTTCAGCGATTCCGCGCCAGCCATGAAGAACAGAATTCCGCCTTCAGCGATTCTGCTCAAGAAGAACAGAATTCACAAATTTCCTCCTCCTCCTCCACTACCGCCCCCGCCTTTTCCGGCTCCACCGTAAATTGCTGTGGCTGGTGTTTCGCTTTTCTCCGCAAGTAATACACTCCCGTCTTCAGCCCCTTATTCCACGCATAAAACAGCATCGATGTCAAAATATTATAATTCGGTTCTTCTACCCATAAGTTCATGCTCTGGCTCTGACAGATAAATGCCCCACGGTCGGCCGCCATATCAATCACATGTCGCATCGGCATCTCCCATACCGTCTTATATTTCAGTTTTAACGCATCCGGCAGTCCATCAATATATTGGACACTTCCCTGATTCGCAATAATATTCGTCTTCACGCGTTCATTCCACAGACCGAGACCAATCAGGTCGCGAATGAGGTATTTATTCACCATAATGAACTCGCCCGCGAGGGTGCGACGCGTGTAAATATTACTGGTAATCGGTTCAAAACATTCGTTATTACCGAGGATTTGTGAGGTGCTTGCGGTAGGCATCGGCGCAAGAAGGAGCGAGTTTCGCAGTCCATGTTTCTGAATTTTGGCCTTCAGGTCGGCCCAGTCATATCGCTTTGTGCGGTATTTCGGTTCAGGATACGAATCAGACGTAGGATCAACACCCCACATATCGAATTGAAGGATGCCTTGTGAAGCGGGAGAACCTGCGAATGTTTCATACGCGCCATACCGCGCGGCGAGGGTCATCGATGCTTTAAGTGCGGAGTAATAAATGGTCTCAAAAATCTCTCGGTTAAGCACACGGGCTTCTTCGCTGTGAAACGGAATATCCATCATCATAAACACATCGGCGAGTCCTTGAACTCCGATACCGATGGGGCGGTGACGCATGTTGCTTGTGCGCGTTTTTTCGGTGGGGTAGTAATTAACATTGATGATTTGATTCAGGTTATCCACAACGAGTTCGGTGATACGCTCGAGTTCCGTGAAGTTGAAGAGGGGGGTGCGTCCCCCAACGACGCTAGGGGGGGTGCGTCCCCCAACGACGCTAGCTACGCTCGATTCGTGGAGAGGGGTGGAGTGTAGGGGGGTGGAATCGGATACGACGGAGGAGCCAGAGACCACGGAAGACCCGATAGGGTCGGAGTGGTTGGAGGCGACGGAGGAGATAGCGTCGGAGCCGGCGGCGACGACGAACTTGGAGGCGACAGAGGAGATAGCGTCGGAGCCGGCGGCGACGACGGAGACGAATCGGCTAAGAGCGATACTCGCCAAATTACACACCGCGGTCTCATTCGCGTCTGAGTATTCCATGATTTCGGTGCATAAGTTACTGCTCTTGATTGTGCCGATATTCTTCTGGTTGCTCTTTTTATTCGCGGCATCCTTGAACAATATATACGGCGTCCCGGTTTCCATCTGGCTATCCAAAATTTTAAGCCAGAGGTCGCGTGCTTTGACTTGTTTTCGTGCGCGGCCTTCGCGTTCATATCTCTCGTATAGCGTTTTGAAGTCGTCGCCATATACGTCGGCGAGACCAGGGCATTCATCAGGGCAGAAATAGGACCACATGTCGGCGCCGGCTCCCGCTCCCGCTCCCGCTCCGCTTCCGTTTCCTCGCACTCGTTCCATAAAGAGGTCCGGCACCCACAGAGCATAAAACAGGTCGCGCCCTTTCATCTCTTCATCACCGTGATTCTTCTTCATCTCCAAGAAGTCCTCGATATCAGGGTGCCACGGTTCGAGATAAATTGCGAAACTCCCGTTACGACGCCCGCCTTGGTCGATATACCGCGCGGTGTTATTATACACACGCAACATGGGGACAATTCCATTTGATGATCCGTTTGTCCCGCGAATATGCGAACCCGACGCACGGATATTATGAATATGAAGCCCGATACCGCCTGCGTGTTTCGAAATTTTCGCGCAGTCTTTTAGCGTATCAAAAATCCCGTCGATGCTGTCATTCTCCATCGCAATGAGATAGCACGAACTTAGTTGCGGACGGGGTGTGCCTGCGTTAAATAGGGTTGGTGTTGCGTGCGTCATATATTTCTGGGACATCGCGTCGTATGTATTCTGGATAAACACGATTTTTTCATAGATACTTTGTGCAGTTACACGCTCACAGTGGATTCCGAGGGCAACGCGCATCCACATATGTTGAGGCCGTTCAACAATCACGCCATTACACCGCATTAAATACGATCTCTCGAGTGTCTTGAATCCGAAATAATCGATGAGATAATCGCGCTGGTGCTGAATCATTTGTTGAAGTGCTTCATGGACGAGACAAGGTATTGGATCTGCGACGATGGCTCCGTTTCGTGGCATATCGATGGTTTCATGAAGAAAATCCCATAGTTGTTGGCTGATAATCGGGACATGCTTACCGTGTGAATCGCGGTATTCGTATAATTGACGCATCGCCTCGTAAAATCCGCCTTGAATATTCTTGTGTGCGTTGGAAATAATAATATAAGATGCGAGTGTGCCATAATCTGGATGCTGAACCGCCATCATCGCGCATTGTTGTGCTGTTAATTCGTCGATTTTCGTTGTTGGAATATCGTCGTATAATTGGTCGATGATTTTGATGACGAGGGTTGTATAATTCACACTAGTGATTCCGGCCTCTTTCCCAAGTTTCTTTAGGCGGGCGAGGATTTTATCGAATGCGACAATCTCTCGGTCGCCGTTGCGTTTCAGGACGTGCATGTCCGACGCCGATGAGACGGAGGCGGAAGCGGAGGCAGCCGACGCAGACGCAGACGCAGACATGTTATTTTGTATAATATATATACATAATAGACACACGGTTTAATATCTATTTGGGTGGTGGTGCGTGTGTAATGAAATATTGTAAAGAATACTTGGGTTTATTTTTGCTGGTTGTTGCGGTTGTCATCATTGGTCCGCTTTTCGACGCGATTCATGATTTTAGCGCGATTCGTAGTGATGCCGACAATCATAAGCGCGAAGGATTTGCCGCCGACCGCGTACCTTCCGGCGAATATCCGCGCGAGGTTGAAGAGCCGCTCTTGTATCCAGCCTATCCCAAGAAGGCTGGACCGGAATATGGCATCGTTCTCCGCGAAAATGACTCCACGAACAATTCCAAATTATACCCCGTTGCTGCGAATCTCGGCAGCTATGACCAAGCTACAAATAATGTGCGTGATTGGGTAACTCCGGATAACGGGTCGTGTAAGCCGGCGGGGATGTGTGGTGCGTTGTATGCCGCAAAGGCACCTGAGGAGTATAAGGTTCCTGAACCTCTGCCGCTCGACCACCCCGCGAGGAGAGTGGGATTTTACGCGGTGGGGGCGTAAGCAAACAATAAAAAATAGAATCAATGAACATTTCTTATTGTTTATACCTTACTCTCATCGATTTCAAGGTCGTCGATTTTGAAACAGTTGATTAGAACCTCCGATGGTCCTTTCGGAATATGCGGTCTCGCACCGCCACCACCGCTTCGTCCGCCTCGTCGATGACTTGTTTGGGCGGTGGAGAAGGCGGTATTGTTCATCGCCGCCATCAACGTCGCCATATTCGTGGCCGTCGCTTCGCTTCCGTGATTCGACAACGCACTTTCCAATTTTATGATTTTGAGCTCGGTTCCGCCACTTATCTGCGTGTCGTAGCATGCCCCCGCTGTTGTCGCCGCCGCCGGCGACCGTCGTTTCACCGGTGCGCGGTGGTCATACCCCGTATCTCGTTCTTCTTCAATCGTCGCCCATACTCCCGCAAGCACTTTCACAGCTTCTTCGAACCAAAGGCGATTCCGGCGGACAAGAACGCAACTGTATTCATCGAGATACCAGTAAATCGTCCGCACCCATACACTTCGAAGCCGCTCATGTTTCGCAAATATTTCCTCCTCCCACTTATCAAACTCATATGGCGTAGCACCAATCGGAGCATATTCATAGAGTTGTGTCGGTGTCGCAATATGACCATATTGTGTGAGTGCCGGCGCGGTTTGAAACCATAATATAACCCCTTTTTCATTTCCCTTCGCGGTATATCCTTCTTTCGTTGTTCCGTCGGCATCATACTCTTCCTTACTGTCATATTCCTTGAACCGGGTTTCCACGAAATCACATTCATCGAGGTCACATACTTCCATTTGAATCTGTGTTTGAATCCAATATTCTTCTTTCGGTTGTCCGGTAATCTCTCGATTCACGATATTCTTAATTTCCACCATGCGGCCATATATCGGCGACGCGGCATCGATATTGATTCCATCAGGTGAAGCACCGATAAATGGGTGTTCGTCGTGTTGAATACATCCGAATTCGCCGAGCGTCGTTTTGTTTCGGTGTTCATATACCATCACAGTAACCGGTTCATATCGTTGGCCCCAGTGAAGGGGAGAATTGACTGGGCCTTGAAGCGGTGCTGGCAGACTCTCGTTATGTGATGTGCCTGCTGCCGCCGCCGTCGCCGCCACCGCTGCTGCTGCTGCTGCCGCTTCTGCCTGGCTTTTACACTTTTCATAGATGAGTTGATTCACAGATGCTTGCGACCCAAACGCTTTAGATGCCGCACTCGCCGTGATTAAATTATTACGTCGTTCATACCATTCCGGCGTTCGTTGGTCGGGTTGCGGTTTTTCTTGAAGTGCTCTGATTTTCGCAGTCATCGAAGCGGTCTCGGCGGCGGCCGCGGCGGCGGTGGATGGGTGTGTCGCTGGCGATACACGAGGAGGCGCGATTTCCTCGTAAAATCTCTCGGTGATTTCATCATATAACTCGCGAATATACGCTTCAAGGACTTCATTTAATGCGTCGGCTTCTGCTGCGGTGGCGGTGGAGAAGTCCGACCTCGCTGGGGTTATCTCCGCGAAGTAGTCGCACAAATAGCTGTCAATCCACGTTCCAACGACTTCTTCTGTGTTGAAATCCTCGCGTTTGAATTCCAGTATATTCTCTCGCGCAACGTCGGCCAGTTCATCAAGCGCGTCGTTGATAATGGTCTCTCGTTCTTCATCGGTTGGAAGGATAGAATACGGTGCGGTCGCGGTGGCGGCGTGTGAGGCGGCGTGTGTAGCGTGGTCTGTGACGGTGGCGTCGTTGTCGTTGTCGTTGTCGCTGTCGCTGGATTCATAAGCGTTGTTATTATATTCATGATTACCGATTTTAGCATCATACGTAGCCATATAAATACATAAATAATAGAAATGCGTTTATATCCATACATCACGCGTTTCTATTCTTCCTTCAATTTAATTTTTTATCAGGGTATAGTAGTAATTCATATTCGTAGAATGGTTGGAGCCGGATTATTACCTGCTGCTGTTCATAAAGGCGTGATTTATTTATTGTTTGGTCGAGAGAATGAGTTGAATGATACGCCTGGTTGGGCGGATTTTGGCGGAGGAACCAAGCGGAATGAAACAATAATGGAAGCAGCGTCGAGAGAAGGCTGCGAAGAACTGAACGGATTATTAGGTTCGCAATCCACGCTTAAAAAGGTAGCGGTTCGGCGTAAAATCGCGGAATTGAAATTCAAGACTTACACGACGATAGTATTTAAAACCGAATATGACGAGAAGTTAGAAGAATATTACTCGAACAATTATCGTTTCTTCGAGAAATACTTGCCCGCTGCGAAGAAGAACCCGCATAATGGACTCTTGGAAAAGGCCGAGATTCGGTGGTTTTCATTTGCCGAACTTAGGAAAAACCGTGCGAAGTTTAGACCGTTTTACCGCAATATGGTCGATATGATACTGGAACATGAAGCCGACATAACGCGTAAGCTGATGAAGCCGGTATGTGGGCCGCGGTGTAGTTTCAGGGCATCACGAAAACAACCGGCGACGGCGACGAAGGCGACTAAGAAGACTCTTCGGCAGCGGCGGCGGCCGCGGCACTCCCATTCCCGGTCTCGGTCGCGGCGTCATCGCCAGAACTAACTGTTGCTGCTGCTGCCAACTTTCTCTTTTTCGACATACTTGATGAAGGTGGTGCGAGAGATTTCAGTGTTGATTGCCGCTTTTCACACCGTTTCAGCGTGAATTTTTTGAATCCAGCATGATACATCAAACATGGAATACTCGCGATTTCACCCGTAAGCTTGTCATAGGTTACATCCTTGGCTCGCATCAGTTTTTTTTGGTCGATTGCGGAAATAAGAAACTGATAAAGTGCTGTGATTTCTTGTTCGCTGTAATTTTCCTTCTTTCCATGCCTCGCAGCAAACTCTTTCATTTTACCGAGTTTTGCTGATTTATCCAGTTTATTCCACGGGTCGCTTTTACTTGCGTTTTTTTCATTTTCAAGAATATCATCGATATTGGGATTGGTAACGATGTCCGGTTTCAACAGATTGTAATTTCCGGTCAGAAGCATATTTTTATAGTTGATGTTTTTAAGAGCAGCGTCGTCTGCTGATACGGGCGCAGGCGCGGGTGCTGTGACAACGGGTGCGGGTGCGGGTGCGGGTGCGGTATTTGATTTACGTGGCATTTGAGATATACATAATATACAAAGATGACTTAAAGTTGTTTTTTTGTATATTATGGTTATTTACATGGGGCGAACCAAATACGGCTTCATGGAAGAACCAGCAGGTGATGTAGATGGAAGCTCACGAGGTTGAACTGGTGTCGGTATCGGCAATGCCGACGATTTCGGCGCAGGGCAACGATTAAAGTTCGTTGTATTTCCGTTGAAGGCGTTGATGTTCAACGAAAACTTCGCATCGGGGGCGCAAGCGCAGGCAGAGGCGGAAGAGAAAGCAGGATTCAAAGACATTTTATGATATAATGAGAGAAATCATTTTATATCATATCGCGTATGCATGTATGCGTGTAATCAACGACGACCGCCAAGAGGCAAGCCCATCGATGCGGCTTCCGCACGAGTAAGCGCTCCGGCATTATTTGCGGCAACTTGGGCAGCGCGAGTAGGGTTCGCTAAATATCCATTTGAGTTCATCCTATATCCATTTGACATATATGTCGATTTGGGAGAGGGATGACTGCCGCCAAAAGAAAAGTTCACAGTTCCAGAAACAGAACCGGAAATGCGAGCCTTAGGGTCGGCATCGCTAAAGGAGGCGGAAGCGGAATCGGAAGAGAAAGCGGAGTTCAAAGACATTTTATGATATACTATAATATTTTTTTATATCATTTTCATCGGCATGATTCGCGTAAAATTGAAATCTTATTTTCGTTTTCAACATGTTACGCGACTACCGACACAGACAACAGACAAGAGACACAGACTCCATGAACCTCTTCATTCTCTCGCTTGACCCCACTAAAATCGCGGAATATATGATGGACAAACATATCGCTAAAATCATTCTGGAGGCAGTTCAAATGTTATGCACCACCCAACGCCTCCTTACCGCCGCCGCCGGAATCGAATGCGACCCCTGCGTCTATAAAATCGCGCACAAGAATCACCCCGTCACGATTTGGTGCCGTGCTTCACAAGCCAACTTCATATGGACACTCGACCTCATCGACGCAATGCACGCAGAATGGAAATACAGATACGGACATCCAGCGCACAAACAGCACAAATCATACAGCGTTGCTCAATACCTACGTCGCAACGTTCCACCACCACACACTTTCGAAAAGGTTGGTATTCCAGGAGTAATGACACCCTTCGCGCTTGCGATGCCCGATGAATATAAGATTCGCAGCGGCACCGACCACCACCACCCCGCACGCAGCACAGGAACAAGTCACGGCGCCGACATTTATGACGCGGTTGCTTCCTACCGGAGTTATTATTTGTCCGCCCCGAAGCGCCGCATCGCGAAATGGGGAAAACGGCGCGATATGCCGTTGTGGTTTGTTCGCGGATTGCGGAAAGTGGAAGGACGGCCTGCGCCAAAACTCGTTGTAAAAAACATAAACAGGCCGTTGTAATATACAATAAGTAAAAAGAGAACACAACCTTTTTTATGTCCATTCTCATCTGCGGAGCATCGAGTTCGGTTGGTCGCGACCTTTGTGATTTACTTGACCGAGAGAATATTCGTTATGACGGGACATTTTATCGATGTCGCCAACGTGAGCCCGTCGCATTCTGCGAACGCGATAATATGTTTCAGGTTGATTTCACAAACCAAGAAGAAGTAAGCGCATTTTTTACGGCGAATAAGAGTCGATGGCGTGTTTGTGTGTTTCTTGTCGCCGAGAGAAATATCGAGACATGCCAGCGGAACTGGGATACAGCCATACGTATCAACGTGGATGCCGTAGATTATATGTCGGGTCTTTGTGCCAAAGAGGGTATCTATTTTATTCATTTATCAACGGATTATGTGTTTGATGGGACGATTCAGCCGTCCTTTGCCACTTCGAATGTAAATCCAATCCAGAATTATGGCATGAGTAAATTGTTGTCGGAATTGCGGGTTCAACGAAATTATACACAAGCGATTACGCTGGCGTCGTGTCTCTCGAATATTGGATGTAGCGCGCCACATTATTGTATTATTCGGACACCGACATTATACACAAGCCGTTCTTCTTCACCGTTACATACAAATCCACTCATGAAATTGGCGAGACATGTGATGGAACTTCGGCAAAGCGGTAGCGTGGGTAGCGTGCGCACGTGCGTCGGTGTCGATAACCGCGAAGTTCAACGCCCGCTTTATATTCCCGACCTTTGTATTTTTATTCGCGTGATTGCGATGGTTGCGATTGATAGTATGACTGGGGTGAGCAGTATCCGAAGTAGTAGTGGTGCCAACCCGCCTAAATTCAGCGGAATCTATCACTTTTACAACCCCGATAATTGTTTGACGAAGTATGAAATTACAAAGGCGGTGGCGGGGTATATGGGCCTCTCTTGTTTTCATGTCGTTGATGCGTCCGAGAGAAATGAGCGAGCCCATGGAGCCGATGGAGTCGAGAGCCCGAAACGCATACCGCATGACCCACAATTGTTCGATACCCGATTCAATATTCGCAATTATTTTACGCATACATTCGATGAAACAATTCCGCATGTATTCTCTCGATTCAAACATCCGAAAATCGGCAGTGGAGCCAACGGTGCTTCGTCCTATTTTCTTTTATTCGACCTTGACGGCACACTCGTTCATACATCATACGCGCATTACCGCAGTTATTTGGATGTTTTTCGTAATCGCGGGTTGTCATTCATGTCATATTCCGAGTGGAAAACCTATATTTGTTATAAGAATGTTCATACCTTTTTAGAAGAGGTCGCGGCACATATTGCCGAGAATGATTTTATTCAAACCGAGAGAATTCTCTCGGAGATACGAAATGAAAAGCTGGAGGCATTCAAAATTTACGCGCCTTTATATGTTACACCTACGAAGAATGCGGTGGATATGTTGCGTTGGATTGAAAAACACCCGCATACGATTAACGCGGTAATTGTAGCGAATTGCTCGCAAGAGACCGCTGATATTATTTGCTCGGTTGTTCCTGAATTGAAAATGATTACAAACTGGTGTCTTCGGGACTTTGAAACGCCTGCGGTTGTTACGATGACCGAGACAATGACCGAGACAATGACCGAGACAATGACCATGACGAAGAACCCCAAGAATGATATTTATGAAAGAGCAAAAACGATGTTCTATCAACAAGAACACTACGTAATTGGTTTCGAAAATACATATGTTGGATATAACTCTTTGTCAAATATTACACCGATCATTTATTTTTACATGAATGAAAATGAAACATCAAATTGTGTTTGTGAAAGAATCGATGCGTTTCTTTTCGATGATTACCGAAGTGTCTATCATACGATATAATACCCTACAAACGTATAAATACTATTATATAGTTACAGTATTTATACAATCATAGTAAAGAACACAATCATAGTAAAGAACACAAATAATGACACATACAATCCTTGAGAAATTTTCAATAAATGGGATATACGAACACTACTCATGTGGTGGTCCTGGAACACATCCAGGCGCAAAAACCGGGTTCATTCATCGAACGATGTATTTTCCGCATCAAGACGACGCCGAAATCTCTCGAATCATCGCTGCGCATTCTCAATTTGTTATTATAATTCAGCAAAATGAATACGCCGTCTCGCTTTTTCAGCGAGATATACTGCCGTTCATCAATAACGCTCAAAAACCATATGTTATTATTAGTTGTATGGACGATATGACTTTTCCAGATGAGGTAGTGGGTTCATTTTTCACCTCGGTTGCCGTTCAGTCGAAGACAACTTTGTTTCGTAGATGGTTCGCAATAAATTGTAGGTCACGCGAATGTTATGGTCGATTCACCAATAATAAAATCACACCGATTCCATATGGTGTCGATTATTGCACGCTTACACGGCGTGTATCATGGACGAATACACCTATGGCATCCGCGATAGCACAGGACCGGCATCTCTCGCGACTTTGTTCGTCCGTAATACATTTTACAAAACGCCCTTTGACAGATCGCGCGTATATCAACTTTCAATTCAACCTAGACGGAAATGGTGGTGCTGAGAGAAATAACGCGTTTCAAACGATACCGAGAGATGCGATGTCTCTTCAAGAAACACCGTGTAATCGATATGATACATGGGGTGCGTATTCTCAACATGCGTTTGTCGTTAGTCCGCGAGGAAATGGTATCGATACGATACGAACATGGGAAGCACTGATGCTTGGCTGTATCGTTATTGTGCGCAGGATTGAGGCACCTATGCCACCAATCGAAGAATTGTATGCCGATTTACCCGTCGTAATGATCGACAGTTGGTCAGAAGTCACGAGAGAATTCTTGGCAAAAAATCTCTCGGAATTCGCGAAACGAACCGCCAACAACGAGTTTCGATATGAAAAATTATCGATGAAGTATTGGATTGAACAGATTGAGTCGGCGTTTGAAACCGACGATATTTAGTGTATGTTATATGTAATCGTTTATTTTTCGTTTATTTTCAATTCAGGTATAACGTATGAAAAAAATCGAGATACAAGGAAAACGAAACCAAGATAAAATGAAACAGATGGATGACCCTGACGCCACAATCGAGAGAAAGATATCGGTCAAACATTCAAGAATAATACCGGACGCGTTCTATGAGAGTGACCAATCTCTCAGCTTAGACATGTTGAAAGCTCATGTGGCGAATTTATCGATTGGGGTTGGAAGTGCCGCCTCCGCCTCTGCCTTCGCATCCGACACCGACCAGGTTTTATCTATGATACTTCGAGAGATTGACAGAAAACGTAAGTCTTATATTTATCAAGACAAACATCACAATATATACGACCCGCGTTATACAGTGACAACGAATCGAATTGTTGAATTGATGGTGAATGCTGAACTTGTATGTCACTACTGTCGAGAGATTTGTCAGGTCACGTATAAAGAAGCGATGTGTAGGCGTCAATGGACACTCGACCGTATCGATAATAATTACGGTCACAACGATGCGAATGTCGTGATTGCGTGTTTGGATTGTAATTTAAAACGAGGGACGATGGATGCGGAGAGATTTAGAATGGGAAAGCAATTTACATTTCGGAAAATGGAATAATATTCTATTGGATATATAGTAGTCATGACCAATAGAATATCGAGAAAATGCCAATATCTGCGTAAAAAAAACGGTAGCAAACGATGGAGTCGGCGGAATAAAAGTGTGAAATACCGATTCACGACAAAAAGAAAAATCAATAAGATGAAAGGTGGTGCTGGTTCATGGGATTGTAAATGCCGAGACCCGATAGATGGAGAAATATCGAATTTGAAACCAGTGACGACTGAAGTAAGCTCCGCAGCACCCCCAATGCCAGCAGCACCCCCAATGCCAGCAGCAGCGGTATTACCGGCAGCAGCGGCGGCGGCGGCAACAGCGGCAATGTCATCAGACAAGTTGGCTGTAGCGCAACAAATCGCACTACAGCGTTCATCGATAATGAAAAATAAGTTACAATTACAACTTGCACAATTATTACAACAACAAAAAAAACTACAGGAACAAGGGAAGGAATTAGAACCATTATTAGACAATGAAATAAAAAAATTACAAGGACAGTTGATGCCTAGACGCCGACCGCAAGACTTAACACCGTTAAATGTAGGAACAGTAACAGAAATAATAAGACCACCCCCTATGTCACTGCGTTCGCCACCTACAAACGTATCAAACGTGCTTAAACGGGGGATGATTCGTGAAAAAGATGGAACGTATCAAATTGATTCCCGCGATAAATTACCGAAGGAATTTATAGATGGTGATATCATATTATCTATAGACGGATATCCGGCAAGCACAGACAACATAAATAAACTATACGGTAGTGATAGTGCCAACACCGCTGTAGTAACAGTTATAAATAATAAAGGTGGAACCCACAAAAAAGGAATAAGAACGATTACGATTCAATATCCGTAATAAATAATATTAGCATATAGTAATAAACCATAAAACAAAAATGGGTCAAAGCCGGCGCCGTGTTTCAAGACACCGAATCCGAACCCGAAGTCATAAAAAAAACCACCCGCGTAAAAAGAACAAGTCTGGACGAGGTGGTTATACGAAAAAGAGGAAGGTTATGGTGGGAGGTACCCCATTGAATTATTCTGTGTGGAGCCAACTCGGACCAGAACAGAAACAAACTATAATTGATAGCAACGAAGATATGAACGATTTAAATACTTATTTGGGCTATGAAGAAGACCCGAATATTACAGATAAAACTATAGGTGATTATATAGCTCAACGGATTGCTCTATTGGCGCACTCTCCAAGAGGGCGCCAACCGCCATTAGAAGATGTTGCGTTCCGTGAGCTTAAACAATCGTCAGCTAAGTCTGATGCGCCTCCGCCGTCTTCGCCTCAGCCGTCTTCGCCTCCGCCGTCTTCGCCTCCGCCGTCTTCGCCTCTTCCGTCTTCGCCTCTTCCGTCTTCGCCTCTTCCGTCTTCGTCTTCGCCTCAGCCGTCTTCGCCTCCGCCTCCGCCTCCGCCTCCGCCTCCGCCTCCGCCTCCGCCTCCGCCTCCGCCTCCGAGAGTATATTCGTTAGATGAAAGTGATACGGAGTCAAACATCACTGTACATGAAATTCCTGTAGAAACAATCGAAAAAAAAATGAATTCTAGAAAGGTGATTTGCGAATGTAATCCGAAGCAGAAGTCGAAGCCGACGCCTACGCAAAGGCCGCAGGTTTCGAAGAAGACCCGACAATTTTTAGGTTTGAGAATGAGAAACCCCTTTTCAAGAAAAAAAGTGGCACCTTTACGTGACAGTGACAGCGAATAGTATCGTTCTCACGCATACAACTTGCTGTCTTCAACATTTCGCGTCACTTCCTTGATGAATTTATCCGCATCAAGCAATTCGTTGATATTCTCCGACCAAGCGCGACGATATCGAAAGAGGAAGCTCACCAGCCCCGCCATCGTTATCGTTTTCTTCTGAATATGTTCATAAAACCGGTCAAAGTCACAGTCGATTTCTTCCGGTGTCATTTCCTCTTTCCGCATCATATCGCGAAACAGATGCCGGACATCCACTTTCTTCGGGTAGTTCATATGAATAATCATATCCGTCCTACCCTGACGCAGCAACGCATGATCCAAATTCTCTGGATGGTTCGTTGTAATGAACGAGATGAGGCCTTTCCTCGAAAAAACACCGTCTAACAAGTTTAACAGATGACTGAATGTGAATTGACTCTTATTTGCTTCGGAACTCGTGCGTTTCTCGAAAAGACAGTCGATATCTTCAAAGAGCAACACCGACTTCGGCGGAATATCGCGGAACGCGGCGAGAGCAGTATTATTATCCACGTCATGATTAATCGAGAAGATACACAGGCTATATCCAATCTCTCGACACATCGCTTTAATAATACTCGTCTTGCCGCTCCCTGGAATACCTGTGAGCAGATAATTCTTTTTATACGGAATCCCGAACTCGTCATACTCCTTCTCCTTCGTTAGGAAATCTTTAATATCGGAACGGAATTTCTGTTTTAATTTCTCGTCAAAATAAACTGTGTCGAGGGTGCGCGACGGGATTTTATTGTAGCGCATCCACTCGCCGTATTTCGACATCACGAACACATGAAGTTTTGATTCATCTTGTTCGTTGTTTTCAAGGAAGTTGTCGCTTTCGCGGTAGAAGTGGTGGAAGAGTTCTGGGGAATCTGAGAGAATCGTCATCGATTCGAACTTCTCAGCGCCGTCATGACATCCAACCGTCTTGTCTTCTTGGCGGTATGAAATTCGGAACTCGGTTGTTCGTGCTTCATCGGTCTTCGTCGCGGGGACCGTATATGTATATTTGTATTCACCATAGCCCATCTGTGCGTAGCATAAATCGTCCTTGTCATATTTGTAGGGGCGGCGGCGGAGCTTGATGGGGGTCGGTGGTGGTGATTGCTTTGCGTCGGTGGTCACCGTGGCGTCGGTCAAATACACCAATTGTTGTATCGTGTGATAGATGTAGAGCAACATTTGATTGATGATACCCTGATTATCGGTATAATATTGATACTGTCCTACGGGCATTTTCTTCAAGTCGATGACGAGTTTTGTGGTCGGTCGGTCGGTTCCAGCCTCGCTGTCGGTATCGCTGGATTCGTTGGGTTTTACATATTTTTGGTCATCGCCGCATTTAGGAGATTCGGAATTGGCACGTTCGAGAGACATCGCGGATGGATTCGTTATGTATATCACACGAAATGTGTTTATATCACATTTCGTGAAATCGAACCGAATGAAATCGAGCGAAAACCGAATGAAATCGGGCGAAAACCGAATGAAATCGGGCGAAAACCGAATGAAATCGGGCGAAAACCGAATGAAATCGGGCGAAAACCGAATGAAATCGGGCGAAAACCGAATGAAAT